TACATCTGTGTCGGTAAAAACTGCTTTATAATTGACTCCATGTCCACTAATTCCCATTTTTTCCTCCTTATGGATAAATAACTGATTGTAAAGCTGGTGCTGAACAACATAGATTCCCCTCTGCAATAATCACAGTAAAGAAAGCATCTTGATCAACTGGTCTATCCATTTTCGGCGCTAACGGAACAAAGTCTGCTTGTGAGTCTAATTCAAAAGTAATAAAATTAGAGTTCATCAAGTAAACACTATTAGCTGTGATAACTTCAGTTCCAAAACCACCATCAAACCAAAATTTAACACCATCATAGTAAAGCTCTTTAAAACCACCTTTACCTGATTGTGTCGTGTCATTGATTCTTTGAATCGCCGTCAAACTTGAATGCAAATGCTTCCACGCTGTAGAACCCATAAGCCCGCAATCCGCTGAATCACTTCCTCTGCTAATTGGAAGCAATGCTGCTGTAATTGTAGCCTGAATATTAGCTGCTGAAAGAGTTACATTACTAGTTTGGTTTCTAGCCCAACTGTTAGTAGCAACACTTCTATCAATCTGCCCATAAGTACCAGTTGAAGGAGTAGTTGAAATCATTTTTTTGATTCCATCAAATTCTCTACCACCTGATCCAGTTCCATCACCAAGCAATGATGTTGAAACAGTATTTTTAAGCCTTGATAGTGTAGCTTCCATTTTCTCATCTACTACATCAAGTAATTGTTCTTGATCTCTGTTTGCTCTTTTTTCTCTACCACTAAGCGCAAACGGCTCATACACCTGCTTAACATTAAATCTAAATGCTGTTAAATCAACACTAGAGTCTAAGCTAAATGTATCATACCCACTATAAAAACCACCAACTGCTGTATCATTATAACGCGCTGCTTTTCTAATCTCATATCCAAGACTGCGCTTTTTTACCCGCCCCTTTTCCTTAAGCATATTAAGTAAAGGGTGGTGCTTTAATACAGTATCGGCCGTTTTGTCTTTTTGACTAAAAAGTGTGGTTACTACACTTTCTTCTAAATTAGCCATAACTTGCCATCCTATAAAAAATATATATACGTTAATTTTGCTTAGAGGAAATAAGCTTTTTTTGAATTTGTAGGTTAAGCTTTTAAAAGCTGCCTTTATGCTTATGCTCTTGGAGTCTAAATAACTCCGTTCATTCTTAGCTTCACCGCTTCACGAAAATCTAAATTTTTCGTGCTTGGATTAGCCCCTGCAAGCCCCCCGCTTATCGAACTGCTTGCTTGCCTAGCTTCCATTGCTTTTTGTTTTGCTTTCTCAGCTACACTAGCCTGATTATAAGCACTTAAAGCATTGTTTAGCTCTGGATCTCTCTTTAATGCATCCTGGTAAGCCATTTCAAAAGCTCCTGCTTCATCAACACCTGGTGGCATTCCATGTTGGTCAAAATGCGCTAATAATGGTGCCATTGCAGCTTTTACTCTTTCTGCGGTGCCTGGATTAGCAAATAAAGGTTTATCCTCTGTGAATGATTTAAACACACTTTGAGCTCTTTCGCTAGATTGTAAGGCTTGTGCTTTGGCGTCGCGCTGGCCTAAAGCCTCTTCTACTGCACTATTAACAAGTTCATTAATTTGATCTTGTGTGTAAGTTTGTGCATTAGAATTGTTTTGCTGAACTGGCCCATCTTCATCTAATAGCGTATAAGGGTCAATTCCATTAGCTTCAAGCCATTGCTTTGCTGCTACCGTTGGATCTTCTTTTATAGCCTTATCCCATGCAATTGCATTCTCTAAAGCCATAACAGCATCAACTTTATGTTTAGCTAAATAATCTTGATGTGGTTCCACTGCTTTTATATATCGCTCAACTCCTTGGCCCATCTCTCTAAGTTTTTGGAATTCTCTACTTAACGCTGCTCTATTCTCATGAGCTCTTCTAGTTAAATAGTTTTTTAGCTCTGGGTCTGCTTTTTCAAATATAGCTTTTTCTGCTGCATTCATATCGGCAGGTGCTATAATTGGCCCATCATCTTTTGCTTCTACCTCTGGCTTTGCCTCTACTTCTGCCTCTGGCTCTTTGTCCATTTCAGCAACTAAAGCCTCTTTAAAGCTTAAGTCTTTTGTTTCTACCTCTGCTTCTTGGCTAGATTCCTCTAGTTGAACATCCGTTCCTTCCATTCTCTATTTATTCCTTTAATATGTTCTTTCCATTCCCTTTGCGCATCTTTTTGTGGGTCGTACCCATTTTCATAGGCTGTACCCACTTCCTCACATCCATGTGCTCTAGTAACGGCTCTAAACTTACTCTTACAAGTAAAATATTCTCCTGTTATTGGGTGCTTAGTTGGTGGCATTTCTGAATTGATAATGCCATGTTTTATATTAGCTAAGCCCCTCTCATCTGCTGCCCATGCCTCTTCTATTGGCACTACTTTTTTTAAAACTTTACTGTATTTGTATCTTTGGCCCATATTTTTTATTGAATAAAATTATCATTCATACGTCGCTCAACTGTAGTGTCTGCTCTATTTACATCCTTCATGCTACTAATTGCAAATTTTAAATTTTCTATTCTCTCTTTACCCGCTAGCCTTTTTTCTTCTATTAGCTTTTCGTTCTCTTTTGCTACCGTTCCAAACTCATCAAGTCTTAAGTATGCTGTTTTTAAATCTTGGTCAAAAGCCTCACTCATTGCTTTTAATTGAATGTTTGCTGCCTTGTCCTCTTCTGTAATTTTTAGCTTGGCAAATTCTATCTGAAGCTTGCCTAACTCAACTGCATGATCTTGCCTAGCTTCCTCTGCTTTAACTGCAAGCTCTTGTGCTTTTAGCATTCTATCTTCTGCATCACTTGCTAATTTTGCTTGCTCTACTGTTAAGTTTGCTTGTAGTTTCTTTTCTTCAGTCATGGCTTGCATCTGCGCTATTTGCATTGCCTGCATATTAGCTTGTGCATTAGGATCTTGTGCTTGTTGTTGTTTAGCTTGCATTAGCTCTTGCACCATAGCGTCTAAAGCTTTCATCATATCGCCTTCTATTTCCTTTCCAGCTTCATAACTTCTAATTACAAATTTAAACATTGACTTAGCATAATCTGCTGTGCTTGGTGCTTGTGCTATTAATTGTTGCAGCTGCTGTAAGAATTGCCCACTTGAAGCCATAACATCCACACGCTCTTGGCGCTCTCCACGCTGGTCTAATTGTGTTAAGCTGTCTGATTCAATATCTAACTTAAAGTTTCTAATAACATCACTTCTAAGAAGCTCTAAGATTGCTTGAAATTTTACTGCGGGTGGCATCGGCGGCGTTGGCACTGGCACAGGCCCTTGTGGGCCTTGAATCATTTGCGGTGCTGGGTCTGGAATTTCTTGTGCAAGTTCTTCTCCAAAGCAAATTAAATATAGGTGCTCATCTGAAAATTTTGAAACAACAATTTGTGCAACTTTCTCTATAGCATCAATAAAAAACCTAGCTACTTGGTTTCTTCTAACTGAAAATCTTAAACTACTGTAATTTGCTTCAAGCTGGTTAGCTGTAGCTGTTTTAATTGCAATTGAATTTCCTCTAATTAAATCACTTACTCCGCAAGCTTCATATAATTTGTTTAGTGCTGTTTCTCTACTTTGCGTTAATACTGTTAATGTTTTTATATAAGGGTCTACATTTAAAAACTCTATGCTATCTGCTAGTGTTTTATTTGCTGTAGGTTTATTAACTGGTATGCCCTTTAAGTCATCTGATAAAATATCTTCAATTTTATCACCTAAAGCCTTATCATACATAAAGTTTGCTCTAATTGCTTGCAGTGTTGCATGAATTCGAGTGGTTAAGCGCTCAACTTCTAAAATTAAATCTTCTAGCTCTACATAGTCACCAAATGGTGTAATGCTATCAGGGTCACTGTTTGCATTTAAGACCACACAAGGCCAAAAGTTATTAAAGCTAACTGGCACACCATTTTCTTTTAAAAACTTTTCTTTACCATGATGCAAAAAATAAACTTTATTTGTATATTTACACCAAATTTCCCAAACTGCTGCTTTCCCCTCATACTTTTGCTCTACATCTTTTGCGTTAATGTCATCTGGATAGCTATTATAATTAAATTTATTTTCTTCTTCTTCACCAAACTTTGAGCTTACTTGCTCCCTGCTCATAAAAGCCCGCCTAGCTCTCCAACTTATCTCATTATCAGTTCGCGCTATGCTTTCTCTATAATCCTGATAACCTATAAAATCTAATACTGCTTTTTCACTAGCAACTTCATCTATCTCTTCTTCAATATAGCGTACACCGTTCTCTTCATACGCACCTTCACGCTCATCTTCATCATTTAAAGCATACTTGTATGGCTTTTTCTCAAACTCTGCTGAATACCTAGCCCATAGGACGGCTTGTCCTGCTAAAATAAACTGTAAAACACTTGGGTGTCCAACTGAATAAAAGTCAAAATCTTCCTCTATGGTGTATTGTGTAGCATTCTCCCATGCAAGCGCTGCTAACCTTTCAAGCTCGCCTCCTCTTTTCTTTCTAAGCTCAACATCTACTTTTGGTATTTTTGAAAAGTAAGCGGGTAATAGAGTATTTACAGTCTGCCACCAAATGCCCATAGTTCTAGCGCAATCATCTAGCTTGTATTTTTTCTTATATAAATTAATTGAGCGCTTTGCATCGTTTTCAAACTGCTCTCTATCTTCTTTGGACTTTCTTAGCTCCTCTTCCCAATAACCAAACGTATATTTTTTATAACTTTGCATTATATTTTAGACTTTCTGTTTTTCGCTTTGTGTTTTTGAACTAAATTACTAATGTTTATACTTCCTTTTGTAGCATATTCTTCTGGTTTGTGGTAGTCTGTTTGAACGTATAGATTTTCCATTAGGCTATAGCGCAATGCATCACAATTATGAACTACTAATCCACCTTCAATTGTAAATTCATTGTATTCTGGTACATATAAACAAAATACGTCATCAATGCCTTTAGGTCGGATGCTAATAACCCTCGTGTCCTTGCTCGCATTTTGCAATTTTGATGACAAAATACTGAAAGCTTTGGTGCTTTTGTAAAATATTCTTTTTGGCACCAGTAACATTCTTTTTTTACAGATTTTATATTGTCGGCTACTTTCCTTGCATGTTTCCGATGCCAAGCCCTCCCCTCCTCTGAACGATGCCAAGCTGTTGCTTTGTCTTGTTGAGCTAAAATATGCTCTCTTGTTCGTTGCCTTCTTGCTTTTGTCATGTGCTTGGCCACATGTGCTTTTGCACTTACCATTTCTAAATTCTCTATTTGATTGTTGAACCTGTTCCCATCCTTGTGATGAATATGCATACCTGCTGGAATTTTCCCAAAATGATGCTCGTATACTTTCCTGTGTAATCTGACACCACCTTTGACACCTTTTACTTGCCTGCTGAAATAATGACCGCATTTGTAATATCTTAGCCCATCGAACTCTTGTATTGTTTCTGATATTTCTATTACTTTCAATTAACCTATCTCCAATATTTAATTCACCTACTTCTTTCCATCCCATACCTGTAAGTATCCGATGATCTATAGTAGCATTAAAACTCTTTTTATTACTTAGCGCAACCTTGTAAAGTCTTTTCCTTCCTGTTTTTGCTCCTATGGCATTTTTATAACCACATCTAGTATTTACCTTAAATTGTTTGTTAACTAGGTCTTTTATAGGAATTTGTCCATTTGCCGTATCTACTAATGTAGAACCACTAAAACAGACATGGTCATTGGGGAATGTTGTATCTAAATCTTCAGCATTTTTTTTACAAACTGGCGCTGCTGCAACTGCTTCTATAGCAGTGGTGCAAGCATCAAAAAAATAAATCATAGGTGTTAGCCCCTCCCCTGGATTTAAGCGCCGTCGTAACTGACTCCAACCAGCAATCCTAGCATTGTCTGCTTTATGAAAAGTTAGCCCGCAATCTTGCATTTGCTGCGCTATACTTGGCCCGCCCTGACTTGCAAAGATGCTAGGGTCTGCTGCCCTTATTTCT